CTGCAATTTATGTACAATTCACTACCATTACTGCCCACCATAGTAATATTATTAATTTGTGCACCTGTTATATTACCCTGATATTCAGTAAGGTAGTTCATACTGCTGTTATTGTTTAAAGTTATGTTTGCTTCTGTTGTAGTACCTGTAGAGTAAATGTCCTGTAGTACACCTCTGTTGGTACTGTAAGTAAGACCCTCATGCATACCCACAGTAAAAGAATAAACATTTACGTTTCTATCTGCTGTTTTATAGTGTCCACTACGTGATAATGTACTACCAGATATTTCTCTGATATCTGTTTCTACAAATGTTGCGTTATCTATAATTGTTTGTAGACTCATTGTTTATCTCCTATCCTGCTGGTGTTCTACGAGCGCCTGCTCTACTTACGTTAAATATGAATTCTGGGTCTCTTGCTACAAGTTGTTGGAAAGAAGGTGCGTCAACAGCCTGTATGTTATATGTAACATTCTGTCCACCGCCAAATCCACCGTTAGGCATAATTGTTCCTGCTCCTGCTGGTACAAATAGTTCTGGTCCTCTTTCTCCTACTACGTAGGGTCTCTGACCCATTACAGGGCCTCCAGAGGCCTTACCAGGTAATCTAATTATATTACCTCCTGTACCAAAACCAAATCCAAATGGTCCTAATATAGCACCCAATATTGGTTGTATAACTGCAAGTCTAAAGACATCTGCTATAATTTGGTCAATTACTGTTGCAAAGAACTTTTTAAATGAACCACTTGCACTTTCACCTTCTCTGAATGCTTGAACAAGATCCTCACTTAATGTTTTTTGTGCTGAACCCAATGTGTCTAAGAATGAATTCAATCCTTCATTTTGTGCAAATTGTTCATCAAGTGTAGCAAGTAAATCTCTAAATTCTTCAATACCAATTTGTCCTGTTTTAAATAATTCATTTAATCTTTCTACAAATGCATTATATTCTTCTATAGTGCCTTTTGATAAATCTAAATCTTCTCTGAATTGTTGTATTGCTGTTTTAACTGTTTCTATTGCATCAGATGTTTCTTCTGAATTACCAATAATTATTTTAAATGATTCATCTATATTTTTAGCACCTTCTTTAACAGAATCTCCAGCCGCTTTAATTTCTTGTGCACCTTGTCCAACATCAGCAAAGAATTCTCTTACTGCTTCTACTTTATCAAAATCTACTCCTGCAAATTCTAATCCTTTAGTTATTCCTAACCCTATTGATTCTAAAACATCTCCTATTGCTCCTATAGTATCAAAACGTCCACCAATAGTAATAATAGTTAAAAAGCCGTTTTTCAATGCTTCTAAAAGATCTAAAACAAAAGCACCGCCTATAGCAACTGATTGGAAAGAATTAACTAAATTTGTACCTAATTGCTGTGCAAATTCATCTACACGATCTCTGTTATCTCTAAACAGTTCTACAATTTCCAATAAGAATGCTTTGAAAAATGGTGATATTGTGTTACCAACTTCTCTGTTGAATAATGTAAGAGCATCTCCTGCCTGTGATGTAGCACCACTGAATGTTGTGTTTAATGTTTGTGCGGCTCCTTGTATAGTACCACCAAATTCTTTAATTTTTCTTATTGTTTCATCAACACTTACACTTACACCTGCTTCAAATCCAGCCGCCGCTAAAACACCTTTTTCTCTGAATACATCTGCCGCTCCAGCACCTGCACTAAAGGCTCTTTGCAATGAACTTGCCGCTTGATCAAAAGGAATACCAAAGTTAGCACTGATATCAGCCGCTAAATTTATATTTTCTCTTAATTCACCTAAGTCTTTACTAATTGTGGCTAATACTGGTGTGGCACCTGCTAAATCTTCAAAAGCAAAAGGTAATTTTTCTGCTTCTTTGGTAATCATTTCCAATGCAAATGCACCTGCTTCTGCACTACCTGTTAAGTTCTGTAATGTTATTTGAATGTCTTCAAATTGTGCGGCTACTCCTAAAGCACTACGCATTTGTGCAAATATGGCTACAAGACTTCCTAAAACACCTACTGCAAGTGCGGCCTGTGCCGCCATAAATACAAGTCTTCCTGCAAATTTACCTATACTGGCAATACCTCTTCCTACACTTTTACCTAAATTGCCCATTGTGTGACCTAAATCACCTACCATAGGCCTACTATTATCTATTTCTGTAAAGAACTTATTGAATACTTTGCTTGTGTCTCCTGTATCTTTACCCACCTGTAAAATTTGTGCACCACTTTGGTTAACACTTGTGCCAAACCTCTTTAAAGCAAGTGTACCTACACCAACTGTAGCGGCAATAGGAGCCAGAGATGCCGTTGCTGTTGCACCAAATTGAGTGAATGCTCTGGTACCAGTACCTGCTGTTTTGTTTAATGTTTTTAAACGATTATTTGCTCTGTTTATACCTCGTATAAAATCTCTATCGTTTAACTTTAAGGTTACTTCAATACTTTTAGCCATATTACCTACCTATTCTACGCAATTCTTTATCAATAATGTTATCGATTTCGTCTAATGTAGGTTCAGTCATGCCTTTTGGTGCTTGTTTACTCCAACCTTCATCTAACCTACCTGCGTACGGATATCCGCTTTTAATTTGTTTGTTACGCAATTTTGTTTTGTTTCTGGCATTTCCGCTTCTTACAGGTGTTTCATTTTTATAAAATCTAAATGCATCTTTCATTACTGATTTAGGCATTTTTTCTAAATCATTAAACATGCTTTCAACTTGTTGTGTATTCACCTTAATTTTAAACATTACTTCCTTACCTTATCCATAATTGCTTGTAATTCGTCCTGATCATACATACTATGATCTACTTTTTTATTTTGCTTGTCGTGTTGCAATTTTTCCCATGATACTGCAACATCAAAAACCATTATATCAAAAGAATCCGCATCACATAATAATTTACTGGGTAAAGTACCATATCTTTGTGCTATAGTATCTAACATTAATAAAACGTTAGTGCTACTTGACTTCTCATCTATGCGATGCGAAGTTACTTTCCCAAATGTTCGCCTATTAACTTCATTGCTTCTGTCATAACATCTATTGGCAATGATAATTCTTCTGTCATTACAGGATTACCTTCTTCGTTACGAATAATATCTTTCAATATATTGATATATTCACCCACGTTATCTTCTTGAACGTCTGCTAATTTTGTGAAAATATCTAATGGTTGTCTGTCGTAGACGTAGAAATCTAATTCATCACCGTATTTTTCTACAAGTGCTTCATTAGTAATTGTAATTTTTTGTAATTGTGGTTTTTTTGCTAATTCGCTTAACTTCATATCTTTATTCCTTTATATCTCTTCTTTTTAAATTGTGTAATGCACTTAAACAAAATGCAATACGTTTTTGTGCTTTATTGACATCGCCAACAGCACAATTAAGTTCATTCTGAGCCTTCGCTATCTCCGTTTCCATGCTCTTCAGCACTTCCTTCGTCTGATGTTTGTCCCATATCTCCATGATCTTCTTCCTTTATATCTGTATGTGTATTTATGTCTTTTTTGTGACCGGGTAATTCAATACCATGTTTTTTTGCATACTCAAATACATCATGCATTTCACCATTTTGATAAAATTTATAATCCGCTGGACCAGAATAATTGCCTTCTGCATCAAAGTATCTATGTATTTTTGCTATTTTCATAATATTCCTTAAAGTGACACCCCCAAATAATTGAGGGTGTCATGTTTATTACTAAACGGTTTACGTTATCTTAACAATTAAACAGTTGTAGTTGTTATATCACCATTAACGATGATTTCCATTGGCGAAATCCATACTGCTTGTTCAATACTTGCAGTTGGTGCCAATCCACCTATAAATCCTTTACCGCTCATGTAATAGTCTCCGCCTGTGTCTCCTTCAAACGCAACACTGAAGAATACTTCAGTCTTAGTGTTTGATGTTGACCATATTCCTGCAGTTCTAACGGTATTATTACTAACTCCGCTATCACCAAAGAATGCCGCTTCGTCTACTAACATGTTTAGAGAAACACTATTCTCCATAACTGTTGTAAAGGCTGAGGAAGCAGTAGAATCCAATGTTGAATATCTAACTGTTCCTGGTGTTGTATTAACTGTGATGTCTTGCACTAAAGGAATAACGAAACCTGCCGCATTTCCTGGTTGTGCAATAGTCGAACTGTTTCCTAACGTGAGGATTGCCTGTGAACCGCTTGTTACATTAATTACTGCCATTTTATTCTCCTATATGGTTGTAAAATTATACTCGAAAGTATATGTTATCACATCATCTGCTATTGCAGTATCATATGACTTTGATACATCTACTGTATTACTAATCACATCTCCTGCTAAAAGTAGATTTGCAACAACGGTATCAATATCGCTGAATTGTTCTTTAGCATCTGTACTTAGATAAGCATTAATAGTAGTAGTTGTACTCTCAATGTTTCCACTATCAAGTGTAGCATAAAGTGTTTCCTTCTCTATTTGTTGCTCATCCACATAGACGGTATTCATATTATTAACATAAAGTGGGTTACCGCCCTGTACGAACGGTAACTCATTGTTTATACTAATATTGCTGTGTGAGGCAAGATTAGTTGTAATTTGTGTAATTAAATCGCTTCTAACACTCATTATCTAACCTGTACTACACTACTGCGGCTTCTTGTACGCCTTGTTCTCTGTAAAGTTACAGATTTTTCGCTGTCTTCCACAGTACCATCATTATCTGCATCATACCAATCTGCAATTGCCAATAATTCATTAAAGATATCATTGAATTTGTTGTCATAGTATGAAATTTTTGCAACTCCTGGGTCTTCGTCATTACCAAAGTCTGCTATAAGCGGAAATAGGTATTGAGCAAAGCAATAATAAACACACATGTCTGTAAATTGTTGACGTCTACTTAATGTATTACCTGGATCAATAAGATTAGGGTTTACATTAGGTCGATTATTTGGGTCAAACGAATTACCAACATAATAGTTGTATGATTGCCACCAGTTACTTGCTTTAATTTTTAACAGAATACGTTGGGTACTCTTTTTCAACATATCTTCCACAAATTCTGTAGTATCCAAAAAGCCTGACTCAGCAGGAATCTTTAGATTATTTGCTTCAAATATACGTTGATCCTTTTGCACAACGTCCGTGAACTCTGCAAAGGATAATACGTTACCGCCACCGTCTGTTATAAATGCCATAGTTAATCCTCTATTAAGATGCGTCTGGTAAGTTGTTACTTCTGTAAAGAGAAGCACCTGCGGCAATTGCCACTGCGGCATTTCTCAATGCATTGTTACCAAGATCGGATAGTGAACTAATTGTAGTTCCACCAACACCAGCAATTTGCTGATTGATAGAAAGTTCAAATCCTGGATCAATTAAACCAATATACATTCCGTCTGCGCCTACTGGAGCATTTACGGCTCTAAGGTTAGCAACTGATTTTGCGATTGCTTCAATATTTGCTTTTGAAGCCGCAACACCAAATTGGTTACCACTTAAAGATGCTGATCTAATTTTTCTTCCAAAAGTACTTCTTAGTGCTGTAAAGCCGTTTCTGACTGTTGCTCTAAATTCGTGCTTATCACGGTTTGGGTTAAACCATACTTTAACGACTGGCTCTCTTTTACTTGCGTATGCAAGTGCTTCTGGAGAGATTACAAAGTTCTCTGTAAAGTTGACGTTAGCCGCACCTGCAACACCATCATTGTTTGTAAATGATGTTTTACATTGTGCCAAACCAGCGATGTCAGTCGCTTGTGCTAATCCGCCTGAAAGTCTGTTTAAAGTTGCGTTTACAACGTTGTCATATAAACCGTCTTCTACCGCTTCTTGTGTTACGTCAGAGGCTACACCACGTTTTTGGAATGTAATGTTTGCCGCTGTTGGTGTTAAGTTACTATTCGCCGCACCCAAGATATCTCCGCCTTCAGATACTGATGCACCTTCTGTTGGAAGATTGGCTACTGGGAATCTTACTTGTCCACCGCTTTGTCCTTCGACTACTAAAGAGTTCATAATAATATTCTGATTAGGTAATAAAACCGCGTCGAGATAGTAAGGGACTAAGTCCGCTACTATGTCAGAATACATTTGAG